ATACAACAGACAAAGAGATAAATATTAAGATACACAGATAATTGGAAGTAAACGTCAATGTAGTATTTGAACATCTCTTAGACAGTCAAACTAAGATAGTAGTAGAGCAAGGTGGAACTAGGTCTGGAAAGACTTACAACATTCTGCTCTATATTATTTTCCACTATTGCCAAGAGAACAAAGGTAAGACTATAACTATATGTAGAAAGACATTCCCAGCAGTACGCTCGTCTGTAATGAGAGACTTCATAGAGATACTTAAGGTTCATAAAAAGTACAATGAAGTAAACCATAATAAGAGTAATAGCGAATACAACCTAGATGGAAACCTAGTAGAGTTTATTAGCGTTGACCAGCCTCAGAAGATTAGAGGGCGTAAGAGAGAGTTTCTTTTTATTAATGAAGCTAATGAGCTAGACTATGAAGACTGGCAGCAGTTAGTATTTAGAACAACTGAGAAGATAGTTGTAGATTACAACCCATCAGACGAATACCATTGGTTATACGACAAAGTGCTAACTAGAGACGATGTGGAGTTTTATAAGACTACATACTTAGATAACAAATTCCTAGATAATAGCATAGTAAAAGAGATAGAACGCTTAAAAGAAACAGACGAACAATATTGGCAGATATACGGACTAGGAGAGAAAGGTATATCTAAGGCTACTATATTCAACTATGCAGAAGTTCCACACATACCACACGATGCAGAGCTAGTGAGTTATGGAGCTGATGCAGGATATACTAATGACCCAAGCACCTTATGCTCTGTTTACAAGAAAGACCATAACCTATATATTAAAGAACACCTATATAGGACTATGATGACTACAAAGGATTTAAGCGACCATTTCAAGCAGGAGGGTGTTGGGCGTAATACAATCTATTTCGATGCAGCAGAACCTCGCTTAATCGAAGAACTAAGACGAATGGGTCATAACATACAGCCAAGTCTTAAAGGCAAGAATAGTATAGCTGCTGGTATAGACCTTTTAAAGCGATATAAGATACACTTAGTAAGCGATAGCGATAATCTAATAATGGAGTTTAGGAACTACAAATGGCTAGAGGATAGAAGCGGAAAGCTAACCAATACACCAATAGATAAGAACAATCACTTAATAGATGCTGTGCGTTATGCTACTTACTCAATAATGAGCAGACCAAACTTTGGAAGATATACAGTATCTTAAAACTACACTACATATGAAGGGTTTTTTTGTATCTTATAGTTACTAAAATAATTTAAAATTGTTTATATATTAATAAGTACAACAATATGGAAGTAAAATTAAACATACCTACAACACTAAACGAGATAACTCTAGGGCAATATATAGAATTTTCAAAGCTAGATGTTACAAATGAGTCTGAGATACAATCTAAGATGATTGAGATATTTTGCGAAGTGCCTAGCATAGTTGTTAGGAATATGAAAGCTACTGATATAGTAGACATCTGCAATATCTTAAATAATATGTTTGATACTAAACATCAATTAATAAACAGCTTTAAAATAGGAAAGCAAGAATATGCTTTTATTCCCAGCTTAGAAGATATGAGCTTTGGAGAATATGTAGACTTAGACACTTTTATAGGGGATAACGACAACCTACACAGAGCTATGAATGTGTTATACAGACCTATTAGCCAAAAACAAGGGGATAGGTATAAGATTAAAGACTACGACCCAGACCTCAGCGAAGATGCTAAGAACTACCCATTAGATGCAGTACTAGGAGCTATAGTTTTTTTTTACGATTTAGGGAAGGACTTATCGACAGTTATGCTGAACTTTTCGAAGGAAGCCAACGAGGAGAACTTAGCGCACTATCTAACTTCACTTCCAAATGGGGGTGGTACAATTCAATCTATGGGCTCGCTAATGGAGATATTACAAGGTTTGAAGATATCACTAAATTAAACGTACACGAATGTTTTACATTCTTAACATATACAAAAGAAAAAAACGAAATAGAAGCGAGACAAATTAAAAATAAATTCTAATGAGCCAAACGGGAATAAGAGGTTTCTACTTACTAACAGAAACAATAGAAGCACAACTACTAAGCGATGTAAATGTAAACACAGTAACTACTGGAGACATTTACGATATTGACTTATCTAAGCAAAGTATCTTTCCATTAAGCCACATTATAATTAATAACGTAACTGCTGAGGAATCAGTACTAAGGTTTAACATCTCAGTACTTTCTATGGATGTTGTAGATGAAAGCAAAGATAAGACAACAGATATATTCAGAGGCAACAATAACGAGCAAGATATACTTAACACACAGTTAGGAGTTTTAAATAAGTTAGTAATGGTATTGCGTAAAGGAGACTTGTATAGTAATCAGTATGCTTTAGATGGAGATGCAAGCCTAGAGCCTTTCTATGATAGGTTTGAAAACAAGGTAGCTGGATGGACTGCGACTATGGATGTACTAGTAGCTAACGATATAACAATATGCTAAACAAACAAGCTCAAGACTCGCTTAATGGCTTTGCTAAGTATGTTATACAACAATCACGTAGTAACTTAACTAAGGGCGGTAAGAAAGCCTCTGGGGACTTATATAATAGTTTAGGGTATAATGTAGAGCAAACAGCTAAAGGGTTTAGCTTGAGCTTTGAAATGGAGGATTATGGAACGTTTCAAGATTTAGGGGTTAAGGGTAAAAGTAAGCAAGATAAAGCACCAAACAGTCCTTATAAGTTTGGTAGTGGTAGCGGTAAAAAAGGAGGGCTTACAAAAGGTATTGATAAATGGGTAAGGCGTAAAGGTATTCAGTTTAGGGATAAAAAGAGTGGCAGGTTTTTAACTTATGACAGTACTGCTTTTATAATAACCAGAAGTATATATCAAACTGGAATCAAAGCCAGTATGTTCTTTACTAAACCATTTACAAAAGCATTTAAACGATTACCAGACGAATTAGTAAAAGCATATTCAATAGGGCTAGAAAAACAAATACAAGTAAATTTAAACAAGAAATAAAATGGCTACAAAGATTAACTTAAGAAGTCCTTATTACATAAAGGTATCTAAGACAGATTTAACGTCTGCACAGCTTGAACTATATATTTATACTGGCAATTTTACAGCTAATGGTAGTGTAGCTTCTTCAACTTTAAGATACACAATAATAAAGAAACCATTAGGCTCTAATGATTATGTAGTGTTTGAGGTTAGTGAATTAGTAAGAGATTATTTAGACTTAGAATTTAATGGTCAGTATATAACGCAAAATATTTGGCTTAATGCAATAGCAACTGTTACTGGTGGAACTGGAAGCGTAACCGTAACTCCAGATAATGCAAATGGATTCTTAGGCTTTGATGGCTATGGCTATTTTGAAGAAGGTGCAAACCCTCAAATTACAAGCCCAGTATTTATTAGTAACGATACTATTTTAAAACTAGATGATTCATCAATATCAATACCATTAGACACATCTACAGTTCAGTCGGTTGCTTATTTGTTAAATGGGGAATTAATACGAGCTGCTAATATATCTTCTAGCACTAATAGTAGTGAACAAATTAAATACACTACAAATGGAGTAAATGGCTCTGATTCATTTCAAAGCAGAGTAATTGTAGCTGGTGGCACATTTGAAGATAGTGTTTGTTTAATGGGGTTTGAAGATGATTTTATTATAAATGATTTTGATTCAATACACGTTACTTATACTGACAATAATATTAGTAAAGTTAAGATACTAAAAGTTAAGAATATTAACGAATGTAAATACGACCCTATCAAAGTTACGTTTGTAAACAAATTTGGTGCATTACAAGACATAATTTTCTTTAAGAAATCAATAGAAAAAACAGATGTAAACGGAGAAGAATTTAAAGCCTCTGTATTTGACCAATCAACTTTAACATACAAGACCTACCAGCATCAACGTACACAGTTTATGGTGCAAGGCAATGACAGCTATACAATGAATACTGGATATATGCCAGAAGACTACAACCAAGTTATTGAGCAGCTAATGCTAAGCGAACAAGTGTGGGCTACTTTTGTAACAGATACAGAAGTACTAGTAAGACCATTAGTGCCTAAAACAAAATCAGTTACTTATAAGACACACTTAAACGATAAGCTAATAGATTATACAATAGATTTTGATATAGCTAATAATAAAATAAACAATATTAGATAGGTGCAAAATATAGAACTATATATAGAAGGGCAAAGGATAGATTTGTTTCAAGACGAATCTGTATCGTTAACACAGACAATAAAGAACGCAAGAGATGTTGCTAAGATATTTACTTCGTTTACACAAACCTTTAATGTACCAGCTAGTAAAACAAATAATAAGATATTTAAGCACTACTATAATTTTGATATAGACGGAGGCTTTGATGCTAGAACAAAGAAAAACGCTACTATAGAGCTAAACAGTTATCCGTTTGAGAAAGGTAAAATAAAACTAGAGGGTGTTAAGCTAAAAGAAAATATAGCCTATTCTTACAACATTACTTTCTTTGGCAATACAGTAGACTTAAAAGACTTAATAGGAGAGGACAAGCTAGACCAATTAGTATCTCTAAACACCTTAAGCCTAGACTATAAGTCAAACGAAATAAAATCTAGACTACAAGCTGACCCAACAACTAACAATATTATAACACCTTTAATTACTTCTGGAGCTAGTGGTGCTACTTCTAGATTATATTATGACTCTGGAGGTCAAGGCACAGGGCAATCTGGAAATTTATGGTTTCATAGTGGGGGAGGTAACGCACATCAACACGGAGTATTGTGGTCAGACTTAAAATTTGCATTAAGAGTAGACAAGGTAATAGAAGCTATAGAGACTCAATACAATATAACATTCTCGAATGACTTTTTTAATTCTACAAATCTACCCT